CATTACCACAGAGTTTACGTGATGTAATGGCCAGTGTTAAAGTTAACCCGATTGCAACTATTCCAGGCGCAGGTCTAGTTAACTTTGGTCAATACACTCGTGCTAGAAATGCAAGTGCATTAGATAGAATTAATGTTGTGCGTTTAGTAGCATATTTACGTAGACAGTTAAGCCTATTAGTTAAGCCGTTCTTGTTTGAACCTAACGATAGAATTACTCGTAACGAGATTAAACAAGCAACAGAAAGTTTCCTATTAGAATTAGTAGGACAAAGAGCGTTATACGACTTCTTGGTAGTATGTGACGAAAGTAACAACACACCTACAAGAGTTGACCGTTCTGAACTATGGTTAGACATTGCTATTGAACCAGTTAAGGCAGTGGAATTTATTTACATTCCATTGCGCATTAAAAATACTGGCGACATTGCAGCCGGACTATAATTGGTAAATATAAGGAACAAGGAGCAATAATATGGCAATTGGAAGTTTAAGCAGAATGGGAGTACCGTTACCTGGCGGTGGTCAAAGTAGCACAAGTCAGGGTTTACTAATGCCTAAACTGAAGTATCGCTTCAGAGTTACATTAGAGAACTTTGGTGTAACTAAACCTACAACTGAATTAACAAAGCAGGTGGTAACAGCGGCTCGCCCGTCGGTGCAGTTTGAGAACCAAATAATCCATGTGTACAACAGTCAAATTAAATACGCTGGCAAGCACACATGGCAACCAATGAATATCACTGTGCGTGATGATGTTGGCGGTAATGTGACTAAACTTGTTGGTGAACAACTACAGAAACAGTTTGATTTCTACGAGCAAGCAAGTGCTGCTTCTGGATCTGACTACAAGTTCTTATCACGTATTGAAATGTTAGACGGCGGTAACGGTGATGGCGGATGGGCACCCAATGTTTTAGAAACATGGGAATGCTACGGATGTTATTTACAAAACGTTAATTACAACGAATTAGCATATGCAGAAAGCGCACCAATGGAAATTGCATTAACTATCGAATTTGATAACGCAATTCAAGTTGGCGCAAGCGGAGCACCACTGGGCGTAGGAGCCACAATAGGAAGAACTATTTCTTCTCTAGCAACAGGCGCCGGCACTGTTTAATAACTAACGCTAATAAAAAGCACCCCTTAGGGGTGCTTTTTTACGGCTAAATAATAATATGGCTAATGCATTTACTAATTTTTTAGGGCAGGTGTTTGATTCACCGACACAATTAAAAGACTACGCACACGCTAGTCGATTGTACGTTGACGACTTTTATCGCCTTGCTCCTAAACAAGGATTCATGTATTATGTTATTTTTAATATTGAATCAAACGGTAACCAAATAGTAACTGAATTCAAAGTTAAAAACGGGCAAGACGTTGGGTTGTTAGTAAAAAACATTGACCTTCCTAAATTTAAGATTAACACCGAAACTGTAAATCAATATAATCGTAAAACACAAATACAAACAAAAATAGATTATCAGCCAGTGTCTATAGTATTTCATGACGATCATAATAATACAACTAATAGTCTATGGAAAGCATATTTTAACTATTATTTCAAAGACGGACAGAATGTTAATGGGTTAACTACTCCTCCTAGTTTCGGAGACACAAAATATAAAAAAAGCAATAACTCTATAGGTGAAACAACTTCTTATGGTTTAAATGCCGGCCAAACAAAACCGTTCTTTTCATCAATCGAAATTTATCAACTTAATAGAAAACAATTTACGGCATATAAATTAATTAATCCATTAATTAGCGATTGGCAACATGATAAAATGGATCAGACACAAAGTAAACTTTTGGAAAATAGAATGTCAGTAGTTTACGAAACAGTTATATACGCTACAGGGCAGGTCAAAATAGGTGATCCCGGAGGATTTGCAGAAATACACTATGATACAGTTCCAGGGCCGTTAAGTGTATTCGGTAGCGGAAATAACAGTCTATTTGGGCCTGGTGGGGTTATTCCGGGTATAGGGGAAGTGCTTGGCGGCGCCGGAGATGCAAGTCCTTTCGGACTTTTGAAAACAGCAAGAGGCGCAACAAACCTATTAGGCAATCTTAAGAATGTATCAAAATCTAGCATATTATCAGAAGGGTTAGGTATGTTAAATGATGTTGCTCGAACTGGAAAATTACCAGCAGCATTAGGCGGGTCAAGTCCTGCCGGAGTAGCACTCTCCTCATTGCCAGGAGAATCTCCAACTAAAGCAATTCCTAAAAACACTCAGGGAGGTAGTAATGTATCTAATGCAGGTCTTGCAAACAACGGACTAAGTCAATTCGGCGGCACATTAGGAAAAGTTGCCGGCGACATTAGTAACGGCATTAAGAGTATAGGCAACGGTATAGGCAATGTAATTAAAAAAATAATTCCAGCACAGAATAAGCCAGTTGTGGCTAGTGCGTTACCTACTGACTCAGTATCGTTGACTGCTATAAAATCTCAACAACAGAGTATTGCAGTTGAAATCGAAAATCAAATTGCAGAAAATACAATTATTAAAAATCAAATAATGCCAAAAATTCAATCAGCAACATCTGAAGGCGACCAAGATACAGTTGATGAATTATACAGTCAACTTGACGCAGTAGGTTATACAGATCCTGCAAAATTGCAGCAAAATTTAGTTATAGTTAATCAAAATATCAGCACGATTGACATTGCAATTGTTGATGCATCAGCAACAGAAAATCCTAATAATCAATTATCTGCAGAAAATGTAGATTTAGGAACTAGTCCTGACAATTATTATAATGTAGGAGGCAATCCTGATTTAAATACAGAACCGAGTAGAGTATACAACAACGGCAAAGATACAACAACTTCATATTATGTATAATAATTTACCAGCACCTAACAAATCAGGGTCTTCTAGCGACGCTACACTAAAAAGTTTTCAATATTATAATGATGTTCCGATTGAATTAAATCAAAACACATTAACTGCTATGATAGGATTTTTAGAATCTAGAAACTTTACTACAGAAAGTGCAGAAGTAATTGCACTCACTATAATGGTTCAAGCGACTCGTGAAAAATATAACCCTATGTCCTTGATCGAATCAATGAAAACATTAAACGAAACTGAACTAAGTACAATCGTAGCCGAAGTTTTAAATTTTAATAGATTTAAATCAAGTTTTTTAGGTTCAAAACAGGCAGTGGCACCTGTCGATAATGTTAGAAGAAATATTTTACCTTAATGAGAAATACTGCCAAAGGAAGATATCAAATTAAAAACCCTGAAAAGTATAGAGGGGCATCGGATCCAATCTATAGATCAAGTTGGGAACTTACTTTTATGATGTTCTGCGATAACAATCCTTCAGTAGTAGAATGGGCAAGCGAAGGGGTCAAAATACCTTACAGAGATCCGTTAACTGGAAGAAATACTGTCTATGTTCCAGATTTTTTAATTGTATATCTTGATAAAAATCAGCGAAAACATGCAGAATTAATTGAAATAAAACCAATTAATCAAACTGTTAAAGAAGCCGTAGGCAAAAATCCAATGAATCAAGCACAGTACGTTAAAAACATGGCAAAATGGGAAGCAGCAAATGCTTGGTGTAAACGATACGGAATGAAATTTCGTGTTGTAAGCGAAAATGATATTTTTCACAATCCGAATAAGAGACGATAAGTAATATTATGACCAAGAAATTAGAAGAACTTTTTAATTTATTAGAATCTGAAACAATAGATCCTGTAGAGTCTGCTGATCAAACTCCGATTGAACCTCCTGTGTTATCTTTACAGGAAAAATTAGAAGAATTTGATAAAATATCAGCAGCGTTGCCTAGAGTTAAAGGGCTAGGAGATATAAGTGACTCTGAATTAGATGCACTGGCTAACAAAGCAGAAAAAGCCTATGACGATCTAATGGATTTAGGTATGAATGTCGAAGCACGCTATGGATCTAGAATGTTTGAAGTAGCAGGTAACATGTTAGGACAAGCAATTGCCGCAAAATCTGCTAAAATCGATAAAAAATTAAAAATGGTCGAACTGCAACTTAAAAAATATGCAGTTGACAAGAAAAATGGTGATACAACACCGACCGAAATTCACGCTCAAGATGCGATTGTTATGGATCGTAATAGTCTACTTGAAAAATTAAAGAACTTGAAATAAATACAGCATAGGAACATCGTCATGAGATCATTTAAAGAATATCTAACAGAATCAGTTAAAAAGTACAACTTTAAAATTAAAGTTGCACACGAATGCAACACTGCATCAGAGGCAAAGTTAAAAGGCTTACTTGAGCGGTTTAGTGTATCAGAATTTAAAAAATTAGGTAAGACACCAATTCAAGAACTTCCATTGGATTTTCCTACTTTAAGAAATCAAGAAGTGCATATTTACGAAGTGTCGTTAGGTTATCCAACTACTCCCCAAGAACTAACAGAATATATAAGTTCTAACATGGGTATAAGCGCACAGCGTTTAGTAGTTAGAAATCCAGGAGAGCCGGGTGAGGAATACCAAACACCTGTAGAAAAAAGAGAAGGTGCTCTGTTAGATGATAGTGAATATAAAGAATCTACTAATGCTAATCATGACGATTACTACGGTGAAGCCTACAATACTAAATTCTTAAAAGGAATTAGTGACGAATTAAAACAGCAGCGCAAGGCTCGCGGGGAACAAATCCCTTCAGGAGAATAAGGAAAAATATTATGCAAATGATTAACGTATTAAAAAGACTAGCAGAATTGGATGCAAAGAATCCAAACATTGCAAAACCAGTTCTAAGGGCCGACAAGTCTTTAGCAGAAATATCTGAAACTCCAAAAATTGTTTCTGAAGGCGTTCGACTGCCTAATATTTCAGAACCTGATTTAGCAGGATTACGAACACTAGCAGGTACTCGACAATTAAATGAATCAACTGTTGCAGAATACGGTATGGGAATGCCTATGGCACCTGCAGTACCGCAAATGCCTGCAACTATTAATATGAGCGCAGGCAGTGCTAACGAAATTGTTAGTATGTTTAGAGGCATTATGGATCTTGCAAAAAGTGACGGCATTCCTACACAAGCAGCGTATCCTGGAATGGGCGCACCAATGCCGAGCCTAACACCTCCAATGGGCGGCATGGAAGAGCCTGCTGATCCAGTTGGGTTAGATCGTGACGGAGACGGCGACCATGATATAGGAGATCATAGCATGGAACCTATTGACGATACAGGCGGCGATGAATTAGCAGACATGATGAAAAAATTACAAACTGGTGAGCCAGTTAAGATTAAAACAGACATGCCTGTTAAAGTAAGTACAGACGATGATGTTACGGCTACTACTGATAAAGAAGTCACATCAACTGATGATAACATGAACAAAAAAGAAGAAGGTAATGCATTTAGCGGTGCTTTGGCACAAGCAAAAGCCGGTGGCGAGGATGATTTTAAAGTTGGCGACAAAAAGTTTGATGTTGAAAGTTATGCAAACAGCCCTGAAGAAAAAACAAAAGGATATAATCCAAACGATTTTGCTAATATCATTAACAAAGTACGATCAGCCGATTTAGAAACAACTCCATACGGTAGTGCATCAAATCCAATGCCCAACGCCACGGATGAAGAAGAAAGAATGGGTGAAAGTGTTGAAGATCGATTAATGGCCGAATACAAAGCATTTATGGCAGAAGGCGAAAAGACTATGAGTCGTGCAGCCAAAGGCATGATGAAGTATGGTAAAAAAGGCATGAAAGAATTAGCCGATGCTGGTAAAAAAGGTAAAGACCTTGAACCGATTAGAGCCAAGTATAACAAGTACGATTAATAAAATGGTTTAACCAAATAGGCTCTTCGGAGCCTATTTTTTTCATTAAATAATAGCATGGCTACAAAAAACTTAGAAAGCAAACTGATTAAATCAGCGCATATTACCCAGAGATTTTCTGAGGATGATATTGCAAATTTAATAAAGTGTCAAGACCCTAAAACAGGTGCTGCACATTTTCTTAGAAACTATTTTTATATTCAACATCCTACTAAAGGTAAAATTCAATATCAAGCATTTGATTATCAAGATGACCTTTTACAAAGTTATAACGATCACCGATTTAGTGTGAATATGTTAGGACGCCAAATGGGCAAAACTACTACTGCTGTTGGATACTTACTTTGGTACGGAATGTTTGTTCCAGATAGTACTATTTTAATTAGTGCGCACAAATATACAGGTGCTCAAGAAATTATGCAACGATTGCGATATGCATACGAAACTTGTCCCGATTGGATTAGAGCAGGAGTTACAAGTTATAACAAACAGAGTATTGAATTCGACAACGGTAGTCGTATTGTTGCACAAACTACAACAGAAACTACCGGTCGAGGTATGTCTGTATCGTTACTATACTGCGATGAGTTTGCGTTTGTCGAACCTAACATAGCCACAGAATTCTGGACTTCAATTTCGCCTACTCTTGCAACTGGCGGTAAGGCAATTATCACTTCTACTCCTAACTCAGACGAAGATCAATTTGCCAGCATTTGGAAAGAAGCCAACAAGAGATTTGACGAATTTGGGAACGACACTGCGTTAGGTAAAAACGGTTTCAGTCCTTTTAAAGCAGTATGGAGCCAGCATCCTGACAGAGACAAAAAGTGGGCAGATGAAGAAAAAAGTCGAGTAGGCGAAGAAAGATTTCGACGAGAGCATGAATGTGAATTTATTATCTTTGATGAAACACTAATTAACAGCCTTAAATTAGCCACTATGGAGGGCAAAGAGCCGGTTGTTAAAATGGGGCAAGTCCGCTGGTATAAAAAAATTAATCCTCAAGCAATTTATACGGTTGCACTAGATCCTAGTTTAGGCACAGGTGGCGACCCAGCCGCCATACAAATTGTCGAATTGCCTGCATTAGAACAAGTAGGAGAGTGGAGCCACAATACTACTCCCATTCAACAGCAAGTTAGGATACTTCGAGATATTTGCAAATACATTGAACAACATTGTGGCAGCGGAAGATCATTAGGTCAAATTTACTATTCTGTAGAAAATAATGCAGTTGGGGAAGCCGCGATTGTTGCAATTAATGAGATGGGGGAAGATACTGTTCCGGGCATGTTCCTAAGCGAACCTATTAAGAAAGGACATGTTAGGCGTTTCCGTAGAGGTTTTAACACTACTAACGTATCTAAAATATCTGCATGTGCTAAGTTTAAACAACTTATTGAAACTGACAAACTTACTGTTCACAGCAAAGCATTAATTAGCGAAATGAAAACATATGTGGCAAAAGGCGCTAGTTTCGAAGGCAAAACTAACGAAACAGACGACCTAGTGTCTGCTATGTTATTGTCAACCAGAATGTTGGTTATGCTAGGAGATTGGGATACAACAGTATACGACAAAATAATGGAAGATCGTGCAATGGAAGATATGGACCTTCCGCTGCCTATTTACATCAGTTAAACGCATAAATAGACTTATGAATATCATTGAAATAATTGCTCAAGACGTTTTTGACAAAGTTCGTAGTAGATTCTCTAATTTAGAGATGGGAGACGAATCAGGTGCAGTGACAAGCGCTCCTAAAGACGCAAGATTCTTTGACTTTGATTTTACTGTAGAAGGTAATAATCTAGGTCGTGTTAGTGTTTCTCTAAATGAATTAGGATCACTAAAAATATTCTACGGATACGATCTTGTAGAAGATGCAGATGCTATTTCTATGAGTATGTGGTATGATTTTTTAAAAGAAATGAGATTTTTTGCCAAACGTAGAATGTTAAGATTTGATACTAGAGATATTGCCAAAGGCAATCTTAACAAAAATGATTTTCAATATCTAGCACAAAATGGAACAAAGGAAAATAATATGAATGAGTCTAACGGAATGTATGGAGGTCCAAAGACCAGTTTCCGTAAATTAGAAAATACATTACTTCGAGTACGTCACTCTAAAACAGTTGATGAAAATCAACGAGGCGCAAGAAGTAGAAATATCAATGCATTGTTTATTGAAAATGAAGCAGGCGAACGTTTTAAATATCCGTTTGTGCATTTAGCAGGTGCTAAAGCAATGCAACGACATGTTGCAAATGGTGGCCGACCGTACGATGATGTAGGTAATTCAATAATTGGAATGAGTGAACAAATTGCCCAATTAACTGCATTTAAACGCCATGTTGGAAATCATGACGGTATGAACGAAGAAGTAAATGAAATTTTAGAGCGTAGTCAACTAAAACTTAACAATCTTCGTAAAACAGTCGAAGGAATTTCAAAACAAGGTTTTTATCAACAATGGGTCGAAACAATCAATCCTGCTAATGATGAAGGATTTGTAATGGACCAAGCAACAATGGAAGATTACAAAAGTAAATTTACCGTTAAAAACTTTAAAGAAGACTTGACGCAGTATTTTCCTTTGATCCACAGCATTATGCAAGAAACAGGCGAAGTTGATTTAGAAGCATATGTTGCACATGTAGAAGAAGTTCAAGAATCTGAAGAAGATGAAATTCAACAAGTTGATGAGTTTTCTCAATTTGAAAATTGGGCAGACGACCTTACTGATCGTGATGCCGAAGATGAGGATAGTGAAGTAGTAGACGAAGCACCATATGATGAACAAGAAGGAATGGAAAACAAAGAGCCTACTCCAGAAAGACCAAATATGCGTGAAGTAGCAGAAGTGGTAAAATCATTTTACGATGCTTCTACTGGCAAGTTTCCAAAAGGTGAAACAGGAGTTATTACTCATATTAAAAAGCAGTTCGGCGATCACGCCGCAGCAGTAGCAGAACAGTTTGTTGGGCAGTTGTCGCAAAAAGGACAAGCACTTGAGCAACAACAAATGGATGCTCAACAATTTGAAGAAATCAAACGGTTAGCAGGCTTGGCAAAATAAAAATCATTTTTTGCAATCAATTAGGTTGCAACGATAAATAAAACTGTGTATACTTAATGTATGCACAGTTTTTCTTTTTAGTCAGTTGGCTTTAAAGAAGCGGCATAATATAAAACATTTTAAGGAAAATCATTATGGCAACTTTAGCAGAAATTCGAGCAAAACTTCAGGCATCATCTCAACAAAACACCGGCGGCTCAGCAGGTGGAGACAACGCAATTTACCCCCATTGGAACATCGCAGAAGGACAAACCGCAACGGTTCGTTTCTTGCCCGATGCCGATCCAAACAACACTTTTTTCTGGGTTGAACGTGCAATGATCAAATTGCCATTCGCCGGTATTAAGGGTGAAACAAACTCTAAACCCGTAACTGTGCAAGTTCCGTGTATGGAAATGTGGGGCGAAACATGTCCTATTCTTACAGACGTTCGCCCATGGTTCAAGGACAAGTCCTTGGAAGACATGGGTCGTAAGTACTGGAAGAAGCGTTCTTACTTGTTCCAAGGGTTTGTTACTAATAGCGAACACAAAGAAGATGGCAAGACTCCCGAAAATCCAATTCGTCGATTCATTATCGGCAGTCAGATTTTTAATATCATCAAGGCCGCATTATTGGATCCAGACATGGAAGAATTGCCAACAGACAGTTTGCGTGGCGTTGATTTTCGCATTGTTAAAACTAGCAAGGGCGGTTATGCAGATTACTCTACCTCACAATGGGCTCGTCGTGAACGTGCTTTGAGTGAAGATGAACAGGCAGCACTCCAACAATATGGTACGTTTAATTTGAAAGATTTCTTGCCTAAGAAGCCTGGCGAAGTTGAACTCAAAGTTATGAAAGAGATGTTTGAAGCATCAGTTGCCGTCGAAGCATACGATCCAGATCGTTGGAGTCAGTACTTCAAGCCAGCAGGATTTAACGGCGGTAATACTGCTAATGCAGGATCTGCTCCTACTCCAAAAGCAGTAGCGACTCCAGTTGCAAAAGTAGAATCTGCTCCTGTAGTAGAAACTACATCTGCACCTTGGGAAGATGATGCCGCAGAAGCAGCGGCAAGTATTGCACCAGCAGCAGCGCCTGCAACTAGCGATGCGAGTTCACGAGCACAGGACATCTTGGCACGTATTAAATCACGTCAGCAATAATTTAGGAGATTAAAATGGGAAAAGCATTTGATATTTCTAAATTTAGAAAGTCAATTACTAAGTCTATTGACGGCTTAGGTATTGGCTTCAACGACCCGACTGATTGGATTAGTACTGGCAATTATGCTCTAAACTATCTAATCAGCGGCGACTTCCATCGCGGAGTTCCGATGGGTAAGGTAACTGTGTTTGCCGGTGAATCTGGTGCAGGTAAGTCATATATCTGCTCAGGTAACATTATTAAAGCAGCACAAGAACAAGACATTTATGTTGTACTGATTGACAGTGAAAATGCACTTGATCAAAAGTGGCTAGAAGATTTAGGCGTTAATACTTCGGATGAAAAACTCCTAAAGTTGAACATAGCTATGATTGATGATGTAGCAAAAACTATTTCAGAGTTTATGAAAGAGTACAAAACAATGCCAGAGGACGAGCGTCCAAAAGTTTTGTTTGTTATTGATTCACTAGGCATGTTGTTAACTCCTACTGATGTTAATCAGTTTCAAGCGGGTGAAATGAAAGGTGATATGGGCCGTAAACCTAAAGCACTAACATCACTTGTTCGTAACTGTGTCAATATGTTTGGTTCTTACAATGTGGGCATGGTGTGTACTAACCACACTTATGCGTCACAGGATATGTTTGATCCAGATGACAAAATTTCTGGCGGTCAAGGCTTTGTTTATGCATCAAGTATTGTCGTTGCTATGAAAAAACTCAAACTCAAAGAGGACGAGGACGGCAATAAAGTAAGCGATGTTTTAGGTATTCGATCTGCTTGCAAGATCATGAAAACTCGATATGCAAAACCTTTTGAAAGTGTGCAGGTTAAGATTCCATACTCGACTGGTATGGCGGCCACAAGCGGTCTTTTAGACATGTTTGAAAAGATGGGAGTCTTGACAAAATCAGGAAATAAGTTACAATATATAAGTAAGGTATCTGGTGAAATTCATTCTTACTTCCGTAAAGGATGGACTGAAGACAACCTTAAAATTATTATGGGCGAGTGGAGTGAAGATTCTTTGCCCGTCCTTGCTAAAACTGTAACTGAGGAAGAAGTATAATGGATGAAAGTTTAACTATGGAAATTTGGGATACATTTAAAGAATATATTCCAGAAAAAAATAAAGAAACTGCTGCACATCAATATGTTGATTTTTTATTAAATCACGAAATTGAAATTGCTGAACTGGAAAGTTATATCGGTTATGACAATGCACTTGATGTTGCTATCAGATCTGTAGTATCACAAGCAGCAGAGTGGGATGATCCAGAACCAGAGTTTGAAGACGAAGATAACGAGGAATACTAATGAATTGGTACAGCAAAGTAAGTAAAGATATTGCTTACTTACCGGCTTGTATTGATTATTATTACTCTGAGTTAGAAGATGCGAAGAAAGAGGCTAAGATTTATGGTAACATAGAAAAAGCCTCTGCTTCTTTGCCAGGCATTGTAGCACAGCGATTTAACGAACTTCAAGAAATTGAAGGTATCCTTGAATACCTCAACATTGAATTACGTAGATTGCGATCAAAGACATTTAAAAAATACCTCGAAAATTATCAACGAGCATTGAGTTCGAGAGATGTTGAAAAATATGTTGACGGTGAAGCAGACGTAGTTGATATGGAAAAAATTATCAACGAGTTTGCATTGTTACGAAATAATTGGCTTGGCATCATCAAGGCTCTAGATATCAAACAGTGGCAAATAAGTAATATTATCAAATTAAGAACAGCAGGAATGGAAGACGTTTCGTTATGAAACTTTATATCGAAGATTTGATGTGTAGATTAGGCAACGGTGGCCAGTACATGTTTTCAAACGGCACTGTAAAAGTCAGTTCGTTCGATCACAGTATTGTTTCTAACCTTTCTATGGCATGCGACGAACATCGCGGTCTTACTCTCAAGCAAAGAAACGTTTCTATCAAGTTGTGTGAACGATATAAAGGCCAACTGATTGCAGCATTGGGCCAGGATGTTATCCCGGCGTTGGACAATCCGGAGTTCAAATCTCGGTTGTTAGAATCGTACATTCCTGTTTCGTCTATCGAAATTGAAGATAAGTGCATCAAGGTAAAATTTCCCTATAACGATAGTCTAGTGGCAAAAATTAAGAAATATAAATCAGAGTATGCTGGACACAGAGTTAATTGGAATTCAGAAAACAAGTCTTGGGATTTTGATTTAGAAGAGGCTTCAGTTGTTTGGCTACAACATAATATTGTTAATGATCAATATATCCTTGACCCGGCATTTAAACAACATTACGACAAGATCGCAGAAATTTTTGAGAAAATTGACAATTACGTACCTTGCCTGGATGTGATTGAAGATCAGTTTGTTTTTAGAAACGTACACACAAGTGTACCACAACCTAAAGTAAATGACCTTAAACATGTCATGTTGCTGGCACGAATGTACGGAATTACTACCTGGTCTGAAAAGGTAGAAGAAATGGTTCAAAAGGCAAATTTTTCGCCTCTTTTTGAATCGTTTTTAACAAAAACTAACACGAAAGTGACAGAATTTGACTCAGAAGAATTTGCCATTGGTCAGTTTACTGACCTGTTCAAATACAATTTGCCTGCATTAATTGTTGTTCCGGGCGGTGATGAACTACAGAGTTTGCGTACCTGGTATTTTTGGTTAAAATCACAAAATTTTGAAGAAAAAGACATTTCTGTGATGTTTAGACTAGATAACGGAAACGGTTCAGTCTTTAATGATCTTGTGAAAGAGTGTAAACTAAACAATCCCATTAGCGAAAATACAAAAGTTGTTTTCATTAGTCAGAAACTTCCAAAGCCTGTAGTAAAATCTGGCCTGCAATTCAAATTTGTGGTTAATTTGAGTGCAACATGGAGTTCTCACTATAGTATCAACAGTTACATTGATACAATGTCTAATGTCATAAGATACGCTCCTACTAAGAAAGAAAAATTAAATTGAGTTTTTGCAAAATTGTAATCAAAGACGAAGTAAACGTAAAGATTGAAAATCTCGATCTTGAAACTCGTAAAGCGTTGGTTAAAAAATTCAAATATTTTGATCAAAAAGCCAGATACTTGCCTGCGTACAAATTAGGCAGGTGGGACGGTTGCACAAGTTTCTTCGGACTTGGCGGTACCACCTACATGAGTCTATTACCTGAGGTAATTGAAGAACTTGTTCGCATGGGTTACGATCCTACACTTGAAGATTACCGAAAATCCACGCCGTTAGAATTTGAAAAAGTTGAAGAAGATTTTTGGGGAAATCAAACATGGCCAGAAGGGCATCGATTTGCTGGAGAAAAGATTAGACTACGTGACGACCAGGTAGAAGTTGTTAACAAGTTCCTTGAGAATCCTCAATGCATTCAGGAAATTGCTACAGGTTTTGGTAAGACAATTATAACTGCAACATTGGCAAAAATTGTGGAAAAATACGGTCGTACAATTACAATTGTACCTAACAAAAGTCTTGTTGAACAGACAGAAGAAGATTTTATTAACTGTCAACTTGATGTAGGTGTATACTACGGAGATAGAAAAGACCTCAATAAAACTCATACTATCTGCACATGGCAAAGTTTAAATATTTTAGATAAGAAATCAAAAAACTCCACCGAAAATGACTTACTGACTTTGGCAGAATTTTTAGATGGTGTGAGTACCGTAATGGTAGACGAAGTACACATGGCCAAAGCAGATGTACTTAAAAAGTTACTGACTCAAAATATGAGCAATGCTCCTATCCGATGGGGCCTAACCGGCACCGTACCAAAAGAGGACATTGAATTTCTAAACATCAAGTCTGCATTAGGCGAAGTGGTGCATCGAGTAGCGGCGTACGAATTGCAGGAAAAAGGAGTATTGAGTCAATGCCATGTTAACATTATTCAAACTCAGGAATGGAAAGAGTTTGAAAGTTATCCAGGCGAATTAAAATACCTAGTTACTGATAGCACACGCATGGAGTGGATTAGTAAACTAGTGTCAGGTATTGCAGAAACTGGAAATACACTCGTTTTGGTTGACAGAATAGAGTCAGGAAAGTTTATAATAAATGAGATTCCAGACAGTGTGTTTATTTCAGGCGAAGTAAAAACTAAAGACAGAAAAGAAGAATACGATGAAATTAAAACTTCTACTAACAAGATTATTGTGGCGACTTATGGTGTGGCCGCTGTGGGTATTAATATCCCTCGTATTTTTAATCTGGTTCTTTTGGAGCCCGGAAAGAGCTTTGTCCGAGTTATACAAAGTATTGGGCGAGGTATTAGAAAAGCAGAAGACAAAGACTTCGTGCAAATTTGGGATTTAACTGCCAGTAGCAAATACGCTAAAAAACATTTAACAGAGAGAAAACGTTTCTACAAAGAAGCACATTATCCATTCACAGTAGAAAAGGTAAAATACTAATGCAAATATTAACACTTGATAATAAGATTTATCACCTCAATGACCTTCCAGATGAAATAGAAGACGACCTTAGATTTTCAGTAATGGACAATAGTGATCCATCGAATCCTGATTATTTTTATATTCCGTTAATTTTCTTAGAAAGTTTTACTGCTCCGGCAGCAGTATTACAAATAGGTCCCTACAGAGTTAATATGCCTCTTGATTGGTGCACTATTGTAGGAGATCCTGAAGGCCCTTCAATGGAAATTCTTCCACTGACAAGTTTAAATGATAGAGGTTTTAGAACTTTTACATTTAATCCTTTAAGTAGTTTTAGACCAGAATTTTTTGATGTTGATATCGTTGATGTCTATCAAGATGTTAAATGGTATTTTCCTAAAATGAAGCCAGGTCAATTGCTTTGCACTCCGTTAAGCAATGATCCTAAACCAGTGTGTGCATATTTTGTAAAAGAAGTTAGTAGGCAAAGTGAATTAGTTGATTACGGCCTGTGTTGGTAATATGAGCAGGCTTACACCAGGTGCATCATATTCTTATGAAAAAATTGATGGGGTGACATACGCACAGGAATTATCATCAACTGAAAAAATAATCATAGGGTGGGATTGGAGTTCAGATGACCAATTACTGGCGCCTGAACATATTAGATCAAAACTTGATGATATTAAAGAAAAGAATTTATGGAATGAAATTCGAAGAGTAGCCCGGACTAATGTTACCTTGCAAAAAGCATTAGACCAGTGTATAATTATACATCACCTCAGTAAAGACAACCCTAAACCACTAGATTGGCATCCAGTATAATGGCAGCAAAATTAGACATTGGCAAAGAACTAAGAGCAGTAAATTCTAGAAATTATGATTTCTATAATAACCTTACTGACGAAGAAAAGAAAGCATTTAGTCCGTATCTCCTAATGAGGTTCGTGGGCAATCCTCAGTCTGATTCTGAAACTTATGAATTTACAATTGATCGTGTTAACGAATTTGTAAACAAAAATCATTGGGAACTAAGCAAAGGTCATAAACCGTTGCTATGGAAAATGTTTGCAAGTTGCGGTACCGGCACGTCTTTGCGATATACATATCTTAAATCAGGTACGAAAGAAAAAGCAAACAAAATTGAAAAATTGTTAGAAGAACTGTATCCTGCTATGAAGATGAGTGATATTAAATTACTTGCATCTATGATGGACAAAAAAGATCGAGACGAACTATTTGATAAAATGGGTTTTGACAAAAAGCAACGGAAAGATTACGAGTGATTAAACTAGAAGAACAACCTTTTAACTGTGTACATTGCGGTAAGGCGTTTATGAAAGAAAAAACGCTAATTGCTCACATGTGCGAGCAAAAACGTAGAGTATTACAGAAAGAAGAAAAGCGAGTTCAGGTAGGATTTTTTACATACAACAGATTTTATCAACTAACACAGAATGCCAAAAAACAAAAGTCTTATTCTGATTTTTGTAAAAGCAGTTACTATAATGCATTTGTAAAATTTGGCAGTTTTATCAATAATGTTAATCCGTTATACCCTGAACGATTTATTGATTGGGTGATTAAAAGCGGAGTTAAATTAGATCACTGGTGTCGAGATGAATTATACGACAAGTATCTAGCGGATCTTGTAAAAATAGAACCTGCCGAAAGTGCAGTACAACGTAGTTTGCAATATATGATGGAATGGGCTGAAGAACAAAATGCAGAGTATACACATTACTTTAGATATGTAAGTGTTAATCGTGCAGTATATCATATTCGAGATGGAAAACTTTCACCGTGGTTAATTCTTAACTGTTCAGAAGGCGTTGAGTTATTGAGAAAGTTTAGCGACGAACAATTGGAAATAGTTGATAAAATTTTAGATTTTGGGTTTTGGTCAAAGAAATTTAAAGAAACTCCTGCTGATGTTGCATTGGTTAAAGAAGTATGTAGGGAGATAGGAATTGCCTGATATTGACTTAGACTTTGCTAATAGACAACTAGCATTAGATAAATTAACTCACATTACTGCATCTCGTGCCGAGAACGGAGATTTTAAAAAGCACAACACTGGCGTATATTGTCACGTTATTCCGTATAATCCATTAACTGGCCTATCTGCAATTGAGTATAAGAAAGCAGAAGATAGAGGATATTTTAAAATAGACTTTTTAAATGTATCTGCTTATCAAGGAATAAAAAACGAGGAACAACTTGAACAGTTGTTAAAAATTGAACCGCTATGGGATCTATTAGAAGATTCTGCGGTATGCGATCAGATGTTTCACATTAACGGATATCATAATATGATTGCTAAACTTAAACCTCGTAGCATTGAGCAGTTAGCCATGTTTCTTGCTCTCCTCCGGCCTGGTAAGAAACATCTCATCCCAGTATGCAACGAAAAAGGTTTCGATGCTATTGAAAATGAGATATGGGTTAAAACAGAAGATGCTTATTTCTTTAAAAAGGCTCATGCTGTTGCGTATGCTCATGTAATTGTGGTACAACTAAATTTACTATGTGAAAATATTAGTTACGGTTTTTCTTAACGTTTCTAACCAGTTGAATGCTTTTACGTTTAACTCGTTTTTCTGCAATTTCACCTAAATTTACAATTGGTCCAAATATTATTTCAACATCTTTACTGTTAAATGTTTTAACATATGGTCTAAAGTCTATCATATCCTGTTTTAAGAATATGTTGATTGGAATTTTTCTATTGGATTCCCACCACCATGTTTCTCCTAATTCTAGAAATAATTTTCTTTCTTCCTCAGAACGTATATCAGCATAACTATAGATGCTGGTAACATTGAGGTCGTAGTTGATTACTATTCCGATATATTCGTTAACCGATGTTTTTACACCGGTTATAAACGGAAAGTTTTTCTGAAAGTCGTCCTTACTGGTCATTAAAATAAATATATGTATGCAAAAATTACCAGTTTATTTATACTCCAATTTAATGCAAGTGCAATTAGATGTGGACAATAATACAAGGATAGATAGAACAATGTACCAGCGTGAACTAAAAATACAAAAAGGACTTAAAAATAAAGTTCAAATTCAAGTTAAAAATTCTGACCAGAAAACTGTTAGAATCAAAGCCGCTGGCGCAACTACCCAGGAAATTTCAACATCAAGCACAGAAATATTTTTAGATAGCACAACTGGCATTGTTGCAGGAATGACAGTTAACAGTAATAATGTGCTTCCGGGAACTTATGTTTCTTCTGTAAATGCAGATAGCGTTATTATTGCCAACCTAAATCCTGTTTACAACCTAGATACTGAGCAATTTCAATCACCTATATTAACTACAATCAGTTCGGGTACATCAATAGCATTCAATCAAAATTTTGTATTCAGCATGTTTAATGCTAACGAACAACGACTAGTTTTAGAAAAACAATTAGAAGTTTTAGATGACGGTGTCACAACAGCAACTCGAGGCATAGCCTTATTAACTTTAAACGAAAACGACACCCGATCTTTATCAAGCGGATATTACAAATACGGCATTACTCTAACAGACAGCGACGGCGGCAAATTACCATCATACTCGAATACCTACTACGGAATAGACGGTACGGTAAACTTAACACACGATTTATATCCTACATTAAAAGAGAGTGGTTCTGTCGTAAGTTTTCAAAGATTTGCAAATGAGCAGACTAATTTATACGAATTTTACACAGGCAATTTAAGAGCATATCCAGAACTAACACAAACAACAACAGCCGCTCTTTACCTTGAGAATTTTACAGGCACAGTGCTAATTCAAGCAACACTAGATAATAGTCCCGGTTCGTTTGGAAATTATGTAACTTTGGAAACAAAAACATATACTGGATTTACTGGAGTCGATTATGCTAATGCTGTTGGCAGTTGGAGCGATGTTAGAATAAAATGGATTCCGGATACTGACGGAACTTATAATCATTACAGTCCACAATTGCCCGGAAATCCTACTCCAGGAACTGCATATTATCCAAACGGAAAAGTTGACAAAGTATTGTATAGAAGTTAAAATATATGCATGAACCTCATACAATCAACTGTACAAACTTTCTTACCTGGTAAAAGAAAGGCTACTCCTAGCGGTTGGACAAGTTTTAATGCAGTCTGCTGTCACAATAGAGGCGAAAAAACAGACACTAGAAAACGTGGCGGGGTTCTTTTTAACGAAGAAGGATTTCAATATCACTGCTTCAATTGTAATTTTAAAGCAGGATGGAGCCCGGGCAGACTACTAAGTAAGAATACAAAAGACCTGTTTCGTTGGATGGGTATGGCCAATGACGAAATAACCAAATTAAATCTAGAGGCATTGCGATCTAAAGAAGACGCAGAGGTAGTAAAAACCCCAGTTATAAATTTTAACCTAGAGCCAAGATTGCTTCCTAAAGATAGCAAGCCGATAATTGAATGGTTAGAAGAAGATCCTAATTCGGATGTTATTGCCTGTGCTGATTATATAGTTAATCGAGGTATGGAATTAGATTGGTACAACTGGCATTGGAGTCCAGAAAATGGTTATAGAGATCGATTACTTTTGCCCTTCTACTGCAATCAAGAGACAGTAGGATGGACTGGAAGAAAGATAACTGAAGGTAAACCAAAATACCTAACTGATGCACAGGCCGGATATGTATTCAACGTAGATCCGCAACAAGATGATAGAGAATATGTATTAGTAGTAGAAGGACAGTTTGATGCCATTGCAGTAGACGGAGTGGCAATTATGCATAACGAACCTAATGCAACACAAATAGCAAGAATAAAAATGTTGGGTAAAACAGTTATTGTAGTACCGGACAGAGATAAACCCGGGGCAAAAATAATAACAGCGGCATTAGAAAATGAATGGGCGGTTAGTATTCCGCCGTGGGAATCAGATATAAAAGATTGTGCCGATGCAGTTAAGAAATATGGTAGGCTATATACACTACTTACAATTATTAACTACAAAGAAACGAACAAGATAAAAATACAACTACTAAAGAAAAAACTAGAAAACTTAGATGAATAAACCAAACTATAATGCAGAGATGCAAAAACTGTATCTCGAAATGTTTTTAGGAGATGCAGAAACTTTTGTACGCTGTCAAAACATTTTCGATCCGGAAAACTTTGACAAGCGTTATCAAGATGCGGCAACCTTTATTACCAAATATGTTGACGATTACAAGGTAATGCCAGAAGTTACCATTGTTAATGCATCTACTAGTAATTCGTTCGAATCTGTTGCGCTTGCAAAGGAAAACTATGAATGGTTGCTAAATGAATTTGAAACTTTTAGCAGGCATAAAGGCCTTGAGAGAGCGATTCTTAAATCAGCAGATATGTTGGAAAAAGGTGAGTACAATCCGGTTGAGAAACTGATTAAAGACGCTATTCAAATTAGTTTGAGCAGAGATATGGGAACTGATTACTGGGATGATCCTCGTGCTCGATTGTTGCGAATGAAAGACAATAATGGACAGATTTCAACTGGCTGGCCAAGCATTGATAGAAAGTTATACGGTGGTTTTAAAAGAGGCGAACTTAATATTTTTGCTGCCGGGTCAGGTGGCGGCAAGTCATTGTTCTTAGCAAACTTAGGTGTAAACTTTTCACTTGCCGGTTTAAATGTTGTCTACTTTACATTCGAACTTTCGGAAGAGTTAGTAAGTATGCGGATTGACTCGATGATTACCGATATTGCAGCCAAAGAAATTTTCCGCAACATTGATGATGTAGAAATGAAGGTTAAGATGACAGGTCGACGTGCCGGTGGAATGCAGATAAAGTACATGCCTTCAGGTAAGAATTGTAACGATTTGCGGTCATATTTAAAAGAATTTCAGGTTAAAACAGGAAAAAAACCTGACATTATTTTAGTAGACTACTTAGACCTTATGATGCCGCTATCTGTTAAAGTCAGTCCAAGTGATCTGTTTGTTAAAGACAAATATGTATCAGAAGAACTTCGTAACTTTGCTATGGAAACGCAGTCAGTAGTAGTCACTGCGGCACAGTTAAATCGTTCAGCAGTTGAGGAAGTTGAATTTGATCACAGTCACATCAGCGGGGGCCTGAGTAAGATTCAAACAGCAGACAACGTTATTGGTATCTTTACAAGCCGAGCAATGCGTGAGCGAGGCCGCTATCAAATTCAGTTTATGAAAACTCGGTCATCAAGCGGTGTTGGTCAAAAAGTTGATTTGGAATTTAACATTGATACATTACGCATTAATGACCTAGGTGAAGAAGCAGAAGAGCAAAGTTTTGCAAGTCAGCGTAGTGCAGCAAGTAGTGCGCTAATTGACGGGTTAAAGAAAACAAGTTTAGTAACTAGTACTAACGTAGATCCCGAAACAGGCGAAATAGATCCTACAAAAGGAATGCCAGTTTCTAAGATTGCAAAATCGAGCATGCCTACAAGAAATGCTAGAGATATGTTAAATGCGTTTAGTCCCGAAAAAGACTAAAACCAATTAGATATATTATTTTTGGTAATATAATCAATTCCGTGTATCCATTGATCTTCTTCGTTTAAATGAAACACTGCCTCTATTGTAGCAGGAGCATCTACCCAACTATTGGCAGGACTCCATGGCTCTTGACCAAAATATTCTCCGTCAAGTTGTTTAGGTGCCCATTGGCATATACCCAAGCATGTTCTAAATAATGCAGGCCCTTCGTTACCTGCAATTGCGGCCAGTATAGATATGTCAGTAGTAACACCTATATCTTTGGTAATTTGCATTGTAGTAGGTGCAGTCCAATCTAAGGTATGTACAATATATACTCTATTAGTGTCTACCGGACCTCCTATATAGACCTTATCTTCTTTTTTAGAAAGTATTCCAGTTTGCCGCATTATATGATCTAATGTAATTTTTTCGGTAGGTTTATTGACTACGAGACCCCACGATCCTGTCGGACTGTGTTTTCCTACTATGATAACAGATTTGGAAAAATAAGTATCTGCGTTATTTGGGCGAGATGCAATAATTTGTCCGGTTAGGTCTTTCTTTTCAATCATTGAAATATTTACCGGAAATAAATAAAGATATGAGCATGTTTGAATATACTGATCCTATCGAGATCCACAGCACCTTAAATCCTGTATTATGGAAGGACGATCACTTACGATCTAATGTAAGAGTTGCACTATTAAAAATTGCAAAAGAATTTTATGCATTTTTAGATTTAGATGTTACTTTGTTAAATTTAGTAGTTTCAGGTAGTCAAGTTAATTACAACTATACCAAACATAGCGATTTAGACCTACACCTAATTGTTCCCTACAGTCAAGTTAACTGCGACGTTGCAGTAGACGAATTGTTTGATGCAAAACGCAAACTCTGGGCACAACAACATGATATTAATATTGCAGGTGTTCCTGTTGAACTATATGTAGAAGATGTAGACCATCCTCCAGTTAGTAGCAGTTACTCTGTTATCAAAGGTGAATGGATTAATCGTCCTACTCAAGATGCAGTCAAATATGACAAACCAGAAGTAGAACGAGTATTTGCTATCTGGGAACGAGCAATTGACGGTGCAATTGCTACGGGAAATTTAGAAATGTGTCGCAATATTAAAGACATGTTAAAAATGTATCGTAAGGCTGGTCTTGCACAAGCAGGTGAATTTGGTGTCCCTAATCTAGTATTCAAAGCACTGCGTAACGACGGACAAGTAGGCAAACTCATGGATGCGATTGGTAAATTACACGATAGACAAATGAGTATATAAATGTTATAATATAGCATGAATACAATTTATTTAGACATGGACGGTGTAGTAGCCGATTGGAACGCAGGCGTTGGAGACTTTATCGGTTACAGGCTTGATGATCCTACTGCTATGTACTCTCCTAGTGATTGGGAAAAAATCCGTAATAATCAACGCATATTTCGACAGTTACCAAAAATGCCACAAGCAGACGACATGGTTAATCTTGCTCGTCAATTTAGAGATGAAGCAGGATATGAACTATTATTCCTAACTGCTATTCCTCATTACAACGATGTACACTGGGCGTTTTGGGATAAAGTACTTTGGGCACAAGAGAGATATCCTGACATTCCTGTTCACTTTGGACCTTACTCAGAAGACAAACAAAATCACTGCAAGTCAAGTGATATTCTTGTTGACGATAGAATTGATAACTGCCAACAATGGGAATCTGTAGGTGGCATTACTGTTCGTGTAACCAAGGACTATCAGAAAGCCCTTGATCAAGTTGCGGAATTATTTTTAGAAGCAAGAAAGGTACAGTAATGAAACGAGTATTTTTACTATTAGTTTTAATATTTGCATTAGCCGGGTGTGTTACTACCGATACTCTTCGGTATAAGCAACTAAATCCGCTACCAACCCAAAAGCCCAAAGAAGTATCATTAATCATAAACACATATGCCCTCGAAAACCCGAGTCCCACAGTGATATATGCACACGGTTGCTCTGGGCTTGATGGCGCATATTTAGATTGGAAAAATAAATTAAATGACTGGGGCTACAATGTCGTACAGCCAGATAGTCTGCGAAGTCGAGGATTCAATACGGCTTGCAGCAGGCGTGGTCTCGTAAATGTTACCAATAATGACAGACTTGAGGATGTACTAAAAACTGCGGAATGGGTCAAGAAACAACCTTGGCATAAAGGTAAAATTGGTGTAATTGGATTTAGTATGGGAGCAATTGCAGCATTAAATTTGGCCGGGGACGGTGGAAATCTTTACATATTTAAATTAGAAACTCCTAGGGATGCGTATCAAAATATAAATATTTCAGCGGCTGTTGCTTACTATCCATTCTGCCTGCCAGATCACTCCAAAGCGAAAATTCCAACTCTAATTTTAGTTGGAGGGTTAGATAACGGAACACCTCCAACTTGGTGCAATTATCTTGCCAATGAAAATCCGAATATCGACTTAAAAATTTATCCCGGCGTTCATCACAGTTTTGATACTCCGGGATTTAATCATGTCAGTAAACATGGATGGATTGTTAAGTACGATGCCAATGCAGCCCAGGACGCTGAGAAGCGCACAAAAGAATTTTTCGAAAAACAATTGAAAAATTAAAAATAAGAAATATTGATTCTGTAAGGATATATAAATTCGTTATTGTTGTAAGTTTCGTTCTTACGCAATTCAATTCGACTAGTTTTGCCCAAACAAATACTTGCCATAGTTCCTGGCATGCTTTGATTACCTATAAACAAATCACAACCTGCTAATACTCTTGATAAGTGTAGCAGGTCTTCTGTGTTATAGTAATCGACTTCACACTTGTATAAATCTTCAAACCAAGCGTGTTCGCCTTCGTGTCCTACAAACACACATTGATCTGCTAGCCCCATGTCAATCCATTCTTTCCATTGCGGATTAAAGATAGGTGCGCCGTCTAAATATTTCTCATTACGACTAATAACAATAGGGCGTCCCGGAATGCGAATGGGGTCTTTGCACTCTAACCAGGAACGTTGCTGAAGTGCTTCAAAGTTTGCCTCCATATCAACACCTTGGCTAGATGCATATTGATTACTGAAGTTCCTAGGCCAAATACCACTTGCTTGATGATGAAGACATTGTTCTTCAAATACGTTAGTAACTTCTTGTCCTTGCCATACTTGAAAATTTTTAATATAACTTTGGCTAGTCATTAAAGATTCTAACATATCAAAGTCTTGTTGTGTCATACGACCGCTGTGAATACCAGCGCCAGGCCAGCCGAGGTACTGTTTAACAACATTATCCATGTTGTTAAGACGAAGATAATAATCGCCGCCGCCTAACAATTTAACAACGGATAAACTAGTAAGCACATCACCTAATGTGCCTGAGTGGGTAAAAGATAGATTAGAAGTAGTGGACATTGGGTCTGATAAAATAACATTCATTTCTTTGTAAAGGTAAATCTTTGCGGCATTCGCATAGTGTAGTTTTTCCTAAGCCTAATGCAATACTTAGGCACATGCTTTGACTACCTATAAATTGTTCTGCGCCTGCAATCACTTGTGCAACTTCTAAAATATTTTCAGTTTTATAATGCTGAATTTTAATACCTAGGCTTTGCTCAAACCATGCATGTTCACTTTCTTTCCCTACATATACTGCCATGTCCGACAGTCCTTTTTTAAAGAAATCTTTCCATGCTTTAGCATCGGGATCACATCCATACAGGTGTCTATTAACACGATTGACCACAATTGGCTTACCAGGAATACGAATAGCGTCTTTGATTTCTAACCAAGGCTGATACATGAATTCTTTATAATGTTTATAAAAGTCGAGACCTAATCCGGTAGCATACGAATACATGTAGTTACCGTTTTGTTTAACAATTTCAAAACCACACTCGCCTAGGTCGTGTGTAATTTCTTCACCGTTGTATGGTTTAAAACTGTTGATATAAGGAAGACTTTCTATTAAAGGTCGGAGTGCTTCGAACTGGGCTTCGGTCATCTCGCCCTTGTGATCGCCAGCATTTGGTGCACCTAATACACGGTGTGCCATACGATCCATATCGTTAAGACGCAAATAAAAATCTCCTCCACCTAAGTGCTTGACCATAGCAAGGGAGTAAATTAAATCGCCGAATGTTCCTGAATGTGAGAATGAGTTCATAGTGTTGTAAATTGTAGCATATTTACAACACTATGTCAACCCTGATTAAATTTTCATAAACCAGCGGCAGATAATCTTGCTTCTAATTCTTCAACTTTAGCAGACAGTTCTTGAATAGACTTTGTTAACACCGCAGTTAGTTTTGGATAGTCCACACTTAATGTGCCGTCACTATTTGTTCCGACTACTTCAGGAACAACTTGCTGTACTTGTTGTGCAAGAAAGCCGATTTCAGTCTGTGAACCAAATCTTTCAGTATCTATCCAATTAAACTTAATTGAATTTAATGCAAGTGTAGCAGTAAGTCCTTGATCAATCGGATGTACATTTGTTTTTAAATTTGCATCTGAGGAACTATTAGTAACTTCGCCCTCTTGGCTTGAATACACTGCTCGGTTTCCGACGCCTTGTAAACTCTTAACAAATAAATTTTCTCCAATTCCTACTCCACCTGCAACTACTAGCGTTCCACTAAAAGTATTTGTTGCAATAGTAACACCTGACAAATATAATTGAGTAGCAGTACTTGTAGGTCTACTGCCTGCAACTGCAAAGGTCCAAGTGCTAAATGTAACAATATCTTCGTCTGGACTTAAAAAATACTCGTCAATTAATATGGTCCAGTCTGTACCTGTTCTTGCAACTAATGTTCCTTCCAAGTAACTTAAAAATGCACGTTCTTTGACAATTGCTCTTATTCTTTGCCCAGTAGTATATGCATGCTCTTCACTTTCAACGGCAAACTGTACCTCAGTATCAGAACCTATAGTTGCTAAACTAACAGGATTATCATATGCCCAAAGAACATACCCGAGACCTGGCTGGCCTATAAGTCCGTTTTCGCCTGCTATGCTAATTGCCCAAGAACTACTCGAAAGTCCTAGCGTTCCTTGAGCGTAATCCGATATAAAAATCAACGACGTAGTGGCTAAATTTACACTTTCGACTTGTCCGTCCATATAACTAAATGGTTGAGAATTAATTGCTCCTGCTCTAATTCGCATACCTGCGGTGTATCCCGATACATTTGGAGTACCGTTAACATCGTATAAATCTGTAAATGTTTTAGTTCCTGTGCTAACAGTATTAGTCGAACTACTAAAAGCAAGTAGTGCCGGACCTGTCGGACCTACTGGACCTTCGACGCCGGTAGCGCCTATTGGACCAGTCGCTCCGTCAGCACCTGTTGCGCCTGTTGCGCCTGTTCCGCCATTTCCACCATTAGGTCCAATTGGCCCAGTCGCACCTTGTATAGATCCATCAACTACTACTGTACTACTATCATTTAATGTAAGTATTAATGTAGTACCTGTAACACTGGCAGTAGTAACATATTGTCCTTGAGGACCTGTAGCACCTGTGGCGCCAACTCCAGTAGCACCTGCAGGTCCAGTAGCACCTGTTGCGCCTGTAGCACCTTCTGCTCCCGGATTTCCTTGCGCCCCTGTAGCACCCTGACCAGTAGCACCGGTTGCGCCTAAATCACCTGTAGGTCCAGTTGCACCTTGCGGACCAGTAGCACCTGTAGTTCCTAATGCACCTGTTGCACCTGTTGGACCAGTAGCACCTGTGGTACCTTGTACACCAGCACCAGTTGCACCTTCTGAGCCTGTAAGTCCAGTAGCACCAATTACTGATCCAACGTTAATTTCGCTAGCATCATTTAATACTAACAACAATTCTGTTCCTGTTATTGAAGCAGTTGTAATATATAGTCCAGTGGCGCCTGTAGCACCTTGGGCAGCAGCACTTCCATCAATACCTTGCGGACCTTGTACACCGGTTGCGCCAGTTTCTCCTGTAGCACCAGTTGCACCAGTAGCACCTTCTGGTCCGAGTGGTCCTATTGGACCTGTTGCACCTTGTACACCAGTAGACCCTGGCACCGTAGAGTCTGCACCTGTTGCACCTGAAGGTCCTGTTGCACCTGTTGCACCATCAACTCCGATTGTCCCAGTAGCACCTGTAGGACCTGTTGCACCAGTAGCGCCTTCGCCAGTTGCACCTTGTACACCCGTTGCTCCGTCATTGCCTTGATTTCCTTGCGCACCAGTAGCGCCTGTAGGACCAACAATATTACCGGCATTAATTTCACTACTATCATTTAATGTAATTAACAAATTTGTTCCGGTTACAGTAGCAGTAGTAACGTATAATCCTGTGGCACCTTGTGCTCCAGTGGCACCATCATTGCCAATAGCACCAGTTGCGCCAGCGCCAGTTGCGCCTGCAGGACCAGTTGCGCCTTGAACACCTGTAGCGCCTGTAGCACCGTCTGCACCAGTTGATCCAACTCCACTAGGTCCTGTGGAACCTGCTGGTCCAGTAGCACCAGTTGTGCCAGGAACTATTGAGTCTGCGCCGGTGGCACCTATTTCTCCTTGTGGACCAGTGGCGCCTGTTGACCCGTAACTGCCAGTAGCACCAATTGCACCTTGTGGGCCAGTAGCACCAGTAGCGCCGTCGATACCTATGCCACCATCTGCTCCTGTAGCACCTATGCCACCATCTGCTCCTGTAGCACCTGAAACAGGGCCTGCATCAATTTCAGTCGAATCATTTAAAATAATAACTAGATTAGTGCCACTAATAGTAGCACTAGTTACATATAGTCCTGTTGCACCTGCAGGTCCTGCTTCTCCCGTAGCGCCAGTAGCACCTGCACCTGTAGCACCAACATTCCCTGCAGGTCCTTGCGCACCTGTAGCACCCGGTAAACCAGTAGCACCTGTTGAACCTGCACCAGTAGCACCATCTGGTCCGGCAGGACCTGTGGCGCCAGCCGCACCAGTAGCGCCTTGTGGACCAGTTGCTCCGCCTGGATCGCCTGTTTCTCCTTGTGGACCTGTAGATCCAATTAAACCAGTTGCTCCTACAGGACCAGTTGATCCGGTTGATCCAGGTCCGCCAATGGGGCCTTGAGGACCAGTTGCACCTGTAGTACCTTGTACACCTGCACCAGTAGCACCTTGATATCCTTGAATACCCAACGGTCCTCTTTCACCAGTAGCACCAGTAGCACCGCTGCCTGTTGCACCAGGTCCGCCTGTGGCGCCTTGTGGTCCAGTTGAACCAACTTCGCCTGCTACGTTAACAAACCAAGTTGTTAATGTTGTAGCAGTACCCTGTGTACGGTCAACATATACTGTAACTGTAGAACCAGTAGTGTCATATGCAGTAATTTGTCCTTCTAACCATTCGTTAACAGGAATACCGCTGGCATAGTTTTTAGCACGAACTCGCTGTCCAATTGACCAAACGGCTAAACTTTCTAAAACAAACACTTTTGCACCAGTGCCAATTGTAATAGAACTGTTTGAATAAACTCCGACACCTAATCCGTCTGGGCCCTGCACTCCAGTAGCACCCGTTGGACCAGTAGCACCGATTAGACCTGTAGCACCTGTAATACCGTCTACTACACTCAATGTTCCTGTGGAATCTACTGCAAGGCCAGCGCCGATAATAACACCGCCTAGTGTAGCAGTTGTAGCAGTGGGTAAAGTATACTGATTAGCACTTAGTAATCCTGCTGGAGTAATAGTCAACCCATTTCCAACTTGAATAACACCTACTGATGCTGTGGTTGCTGTAGAAACCGCAACCTGTATTGTGGCAGTATCAACACTGACAACACCGGCATTTACCAATAAGCCGTCTCCAACTTGCATGATACCTTTTAGGGATTCGCTTGCAGTTGGAATACTGTTTAGATCGTTGAAGTTACCGCTGATACCCACAGCACTAACTGTTTGCACACTAGCATCAATTTTCCTACGGTCAAGGTCAAAGAATTCAAAATCAACACCAGTGCGGCTTGAAATTTCAATACCAAATACGCCGCTGGTCTCAAACGTCATTTCGCCGCTGACGCTGTTGAAGTTTACCAATCTAGTCACGTTGGTAATACTGCTGACATCGCTGAATGTCACAACAGTAGCAGTAGACGGAACTGAAACATACACACGCATTGTGGCATATTGGTCTACTGGAAACTGTTTTAATCCTAAGGTAACGTTGGGAAACGCTTCTACATAATGTATCGGTGCTTCGTAGTAACTTAGAGCAACTGTGCCGCTTTGCGGGCCATGATTGAACAAGCGTTGTGTCCAATCTGCTAGTTGTACTTCACGCAGTTCTGCACCTACCATGTAGTTTTGAAAGTCGTCTGCGTTTTCTACTCTAGTTGTGCTGGTAGTGCCTTTTACTGTGGCATTACGTTGCAGCCCTGTAATTTCGTCACGGGCAGCAGTTAGGCCTTGTACAGTGCCTTGAAAATTGTCTCTAAATCCCTGCGAACTGTTATTTTGTCCTGATACAGGAAACTCTGGGTTAATTTGTGTTGGGTCGATATTGCTTGTCATTTCTAATCCTAGAACGTAGATTCCACTATACGCTATTTAGCCCAGATCGGTTAAGTAAATAGATCTATGCAACCATGCCCATACAACCAAGTAGTAAGTGACTACAAACGTTTTTATCTAACTTGGATAATCAACAACATCTGTACAAATCATTGCCGCTATTGCCCAAAATATCTACACGAGGGCAAGAATCATCACTACGACTGGAGTGAAGCGGAATACTTTATCGACAGCATATTAGAACAGCACCCCATGATACATTTGGTTATATCAGGGGGCGAGCCTACAGTAAGTCCTTTTTTACCAAAGTTACTTAAAAAATTTGCCAGCCCTAAACACTATGCTGGCGTCAGTAGCAACGGTGTTCGTAAGGCAGAATACTGGGACGGACTAGATGTAGAAAATCTAGGACTCAGTTATCATCCTGCGTTTCACGACGACGGTTGGGTCGAACGAGCAAATCAAGCAAATCAGTATGTCAAACAGGTCACGGTGAATCTAATGATGGATCCCGACTACTGGGATCACTGCATGATCATCTACGATCAACTGTTGAACGAAACTGACGTCTCAGTTATACCCACTATGATAGTAGATTGGGGATCGGGTCAAACTCCCACCTATACTGAACAGCAGCAACGCTGGTTCCTGGACAATCCTGCTGTGTATAGAAATCTTTGGGTGGACCCCATTGTTCCCAGAAACTTTGCCATTCTGGATCGTCAGGGCGAACCGGCATTTCCCGGCAAGAGTTGGACTGTGGAACTGATCAATCGCAGAGAAAACAACTTCGGTCGCTGGGAGTGCGACATAGGACTAAAATCCGCATTTGTACAGTTCGACGGCAGTTACCGTAGAGCCAACTGCGAACAAGGCGGCTACTCAGGATGGATTCGAGACGGCTACAAGCAAGTGGTCAAGCCAGTGATCTGCGGCTACACAGAATGCCAATGCCTTACTGACATATCCATACCTAAACGCAAACAGTCTGCGGCAGTGTGGCGCATACAGCCAGTGAAATAGCGGCGGCACTTCCTGTCAAATAGAGCGAAGCGACCCAGCGGTAGCGCCAGCGATTAGATCGGTAAACTGCTCATATAACGAACTAAAATCTATACATACTGCCCACCTATCCTCCCGCAGGCCCAGTACAGCATGCGGCACAGTGTGGTCAAACAATGCCCAATGGTACTGCGGAATGACAAACCTGTAGGCCTTACCGCCTTGTTTGAATACAGTAGGATAATCCTGTGTAAGTGAACAAACAGCACGGTAACGTCGAATACGATCCTGATGAAATCCTATTCCCGGCGGCTTAACCCACTGTAGATGCAACTGACTGGGATGTAGACTGTAGTTGATACTGCTACTGACCCGTTCAGCGTCCAATGACTGTTCTGGCCATGACCATAAACCCGCATAACGTGCATCAGCAGTGTATCCATCCTGATTAGTGAGTAGATGCTGATTAGACTGTATGCGAGTATGTATTGACTGTAGTTCAACGGGCAGTACGGGCCATGCTAACAAATGGATCATAACAGTAAGCCTAATAACAGTCCCGTAGAAGAACACACTAGTGCAACGGCCAGCACACGGTGAGCAGCAACAGTGACTATATAGTGTTCTCTAGATGTGTATATAGTGGGATAACGGAAAGGACGTAGTAAACGGCGTAGCATGGTATAAGAATGGTTATAGCAGTAATTATCACAGTGCAACAGCCCGAGGAGTATATAGCGAGTAAAAAAAATTGTAAAAAAAATTTCAAAAGTTGAAAACAGTAATCCAACGAAGTTTTTAGAGAGAGGTCTATATAGTGGCTTAAAAATTTTGTGCGCAAATTAAAGTGGGTCCAGAGATCTCGGCCCCTGGTGATTACATCTAACTGGGGTGGGGATATTAGGAACTTTAGAGGGAACTTTGGGGGAGAATTTGATTGCGCTGCTGCTAGCGCTAGTACTTTAGTAGTACTAGTGCCCCACCCCCCACCCCCCACGATGCTGAGAAAGATTTAATTATTTAAAACTATATATAACGCCTTGTGCGCTAATTGTTTTAGTAATGCCATTTGCAGCCCATTCTGCTTCTATTGCACGTAATTGCTTGCGATCTTTAATTTGTGCATCTGCTACTTTAATTGCAATTTTAGTCTTGCGATAGTTAATGTATACGTTAGTTGCACTGTACAGCATCTCAAGCAATAACTTAATGCGCTCTGCACGTATCTTAACAGCATCTGTATACAATGAAGCATTAGCATAGTTGCGCATGCGAGCGTTTTGCATTGCTGCAAACTTGTATTGTGTAGCAGTAGTCTCAAGTGTATGTGCTTGCATAGTGTGTGTGCTCTCTAGTGTGTGTGTTGCTGTGTATGTATTATAACATACACTAGAGCAGTGTGTCTAGTAAAGACCCTACACACTGCTCTAGTACTTTATACTACCCAGCCTACGAATGTTTCGTAATCATATACTGCTACAACTGTATCTTCACGTGTATATACAATTAGTCCCCCGATGTTGTCTGCAGATGCATCTTGCAGTGCATACTCGTTTACAAACTGCTCTGTTAACTCATCTAACTCTGCATCTGCATCTTGTGCTAGTAGTGCATCTACTTGTGCATTGTAGTTTGCTGTTACGGGAGTAGTGTTAATAAACTCTATGTTGTATGTGCTTGCTTGCATGCTGTGTTACTCTCTCTCTACTGCTGTTGAACATGTGTGTATTATAACACTAAACAAAGTCCCTGTCAAGTGGCGGGTTATTCTAACTTGCTGTAATTTCAGCAAGTAATTCGTTCAAGTCGTTGGCCATGTCCTGAGCAGCCTGCTCAGTGGCAAACTCTGTCTTGCCAATCCAGCCATTGTCCGTGTTGATCAAACGGTAAGTCTCACTCACTAGTACATGCTCTTGCGGAGCAATTTGGCGTGTCTTCATATCGATTTGAACTGCGTACATAGTAACTCCTGCGTGTTGCTGTCTATGAGTGTATTATAACACTAAACAAAGACCCTGTCAACCTCTGGGTTATTGCACACTACCATCCCACTCAACTGTCCACCCTTCTGCTTCCAGTTCTTCTAGTACAGCATTAAAGTCGTCCACAATGATCTGCAGTTGGCTGTATCGCTTAGTGTCCTTCTTGCGTAAGATGTTGCTGCCTTCCTTGTAGACTAACCACACATGCTCTGCACAGTAACTCTTGTGAGCCACGCTGGTGCAGCCGCAGGGCTTGGCCTGTGCTCCTAGGTACTGGCACTCTTTGTTGTATACGGTATTAGTCATTGTACTTGTTCTCTACTTGTCGTATGGTCTTGACCAGGTCTTGTTGTTGTTGTGTGTCTAAGTCTATGAACATCAGTATGCCTTCTACATAACTCTGCTCATGTTGCTGTGCCTTGGCCGTGCGCTCGCTTGCCCAGAACAGCGCCAGTACTGCCCAGAACTCCCAATTGGTTAGGGTAACGTTCGATAGAGTCAGTACCAGCCCTAGTGCTAGGTACAGGGCTAGTCGTTGTATCATACTCGCTTCATACATGTGGTCTTGGCCATTGCAGTCCAGTTACGGGGGAAACTCTTGCGCAGGTCCGCAATCTTCAGCACCATACGCAGGCTAAGTTCACGCAAGCGAGCGGCATTGTTGACCACAAACTCAATGATCTCATCACTGGCACCCGCTTCAAACTCGTATGTGTCCAGCATGCCGTCCTTTACAATCTGCTTGATGCGAAGTATCTTTTCACGCTCAGTGTCCATCTGTAGATCGATGTAGTGGCACCGGCTTTCCAAAGCATCCAGGTGATCGCGAAGTTTCTTAGAGCGGACATGTTCAAATTTAATGTTAGTGATAAAGATAGCGGCACCCTTGAACTCAAAGCGATCTGGGATGCCTTCTGTGCGCAACATGCGGCTGTCAGTGTTCCAAGCGATGAAACGCTTTTTGCTTGAGTCCAAGGCTGCCTTGAGGATGTTAAGGCTCAGGTCTTCCATTAGGATTGAGTCACAGTCGTCAAACACCAGTACTGACTTTTCATCGCTGTACTCGTACAGTTTAGCATATAGACCCAGTGCTGACATGGCACCCTTGACAATTTCGTACTTGGGTTTGCGGTTGCCCAATGTATTGAATAGGTCGTCTTTCTCAAGTACCTGCTCAACACCGAAACTCTTGCCTACTCCTGGAGGACCGCTGACGATCATTGCTCGCACATCGCCCTGCTTGACTGCCTTGGTCATCTCGGTAAGGATCTCAAAGCGCTCACGCAAGCGCTCAATGATCTCTTGATCAGACTCTCTTGCCACAGCCATTTCGTTAGCACGGATTTTCTCTTGATCAAACTCTAATACAGTTGCAACTGCGGTACTTTTTGCTTTGGCCATCTTGTGTTCCTTTTGCGTTTAAAAATGTATTATAACACAGGGCCGGAGCCCTGTCAAGTGTTTTTTAATCTAAACGTGATCCAGCGTAGGCTTCAAATCCGTACTTCTTAAACACATCAGCGGCTGCTCGTGCACCTGCTTCTAGTGTGTCCACGTTCTGGCAACCGTAGCCACTTGGGTTCCAGATCTGGAATGCTTTGGTGTAGTTCTGTCTGATACCTGCGGCTTTCATTGCACGGCCTATCTTGGTCGAACCTTTGATCGCCTTGCCCTCATGCTTATAGATGTTGACCCAAGCAAATCCACAAGCGTATTGATCAACGCCACCTAATCGAGTTTTGAAGTAGTTGTCGGCTGCTTCGTAGGCTGCTTCTTGTGCTTCACGTACAGCGGCTTTGATAGTGTCTACTGTGATCATTTAGTGTGCTCCTATTGCGTTGTTGATGTATGTATTATAACAATAAACAAAAACCCTGTCAACCGTAGGGTTGTTGCAAATTAGCCACAGTTACCATTGCTTCTTGTCGCCGCCCTGCTCGTTCCAACGGTAGCCTGCGTAGTAGGCACGCATCTGGGCAAGGGTCATCTCTTCGCCGGTAATCTTGGGCAAGTTGCCTGTACCGTTTGGGTACCAATGTGGTTCCTCTGGGCGGCTGTAGTATGAATCAGCACTGCCACGATCAAACGGACTACCGTGGAACTGATCGAACTTTTGACCCTCAAACTCAACTTCAGTAACTTGATCGAACATTAAAATTCTCCCTTTACAATCATTGCCACGCCCATTATGATCACGGGCATCATTACTACTGCTAGATTAATTAGTGCTTGCATCTTCTACTCCTTGTTGCTGTTTATGTATGTATTATACTGTCAAGCAGCCAACTTGTCAACCAAAATCAACTGTGGCTTTCCTACAACACGACCGCCGTATATTGTTTGATATAGATCAGCGGCTGCTCGTATGCAAAACTTAATCTCAGTGCCATTGGGTTTGATCAGTGTGTACTGCATGCTTTTCTCCGTTGTGTATGTATTATAACAAAGATCGAATACCCTGTCAACTAGTAGGGGAAAAGGTGAACCCTGCGTACTTCACAGCAGGCAGGGTTCGGGGGTTGCCTGGGACACTACCCCCAGGGCTTAGGAGCGGCTCTCAGTTTTTATGCAAGGCCGAGAGCAAGAGCCTTGTAACCTGCGGCAACCAACTTGCGTGATGGAGTGCCAATTTCATACTCAGTTACCTTTACACCATTACCTGCAACACGGCTTTTGGCATAGACTGCATAACCATTCTGGCGAATGCGACTTACTGAAGCACTCATATTCTTAATGCCAAATCGCTTGCTCGCTTCTGCTGGTGATAGTTTCTCACCAGCGTACATTGCTGAGAATAGTTTAAAGTCTTTGGTTTCTTTGCTAATCATTTTCATCTTTCTGTTTCCTTTTAAATTACACTGCTGTGCAGTTAATAACTATTGTACAAGGATACTAATCAGTTGTCAACGGCGAATTTGCCCAATTGCGTACAACTTGTTCGAGTTCGGTAAAATCTAAGTTCATTTATTATCTACTTTTGTTTTAAACACGCCTGCAAGGATCATAATTGCAAACCACGTTTGGATTGTATAGGGAATTACCAATGCTGGGAACAATGTATTGACACTCCAGATAATTAGGAATGGTCCTGCAACAAGGACGAACAATACAAATAGAACTAATGCTGTAATCTTCATTTTATTCTTTATCGAAGAGGTCTTATTGACATTGCCTCTACGCACACGGCAGGGGTTATTTAGAACGGAGCGTCTTCCATATCAGAAGTGTCTACTACAGGTGCCTTTGCCGCTTTGACTTTGGCTTTGATCTTCTCCATAGTAGGAGCCGTTGTGGCTTTGGGTGATTTAGTAGCACGTTTGCCTTGTGCATCTTCCAATGCGGCACGTACTTCAGCATTACCGTTGTCAAAGTCGATGCTCAACAGGTAAGTAACGGCATCTTCTTTGCTCATAGGGGTTTTTAGTTGAACAATGTCGATGTCTTTGTGATCATTCTTTTGAAGGATCTTGACACGCATTTGATCGTTGGCGAAACGAACCTTCATTGAACCATTCAAGCGGCTCACGCCAGCATATGCAAAAATAGACATAATATTTCCTTTTCTCTCTGTGTGTAAAGTATGAACAGCACTATTGCTGTTCATGTATTAATTATACTCTCTTTTGAAGACCTTGTCAACCAAAATCTGGCATATAGTGTTCTTCTTCTTGTTGCAAATCAGCCACATTATTTCCTTCAATCCAATCGAATACAATTTCAATTGGACACTCTAACATGACTGCAATGGTCTTGGCACCGAAGCCCTCAATATACAATTGCTCAATGTCGTAGGCTAGTTCTGCTAATTTACTCATGATTCTGCTGTCTCCTCAAATGCTTGGTCGTGTAAGAAACTAACTAAACGCTCTTCAGATAGGCTGCGGATCAGTTCTTCAATAGCAGTCAAGTCGCCATTGAGTACATCTTCTTTGATCTGCTCAAGCACAAGGGCTAGGAGTTGCTGTTTAGTCATCGTATGCCACCTCGCCCAATTCTGTTACGTTTTCTTCAACTACACTCACATCAGTGATGCGGGCTGTTTGATCTTCGTTGCTAACACCTTGGAAGGCTGTGCGGAAACTTTGGTTCTCTGCTAGGAAGCCGAATACATCGTATCGATCCCAACCTTCTGGCACTTCAAGTGTTTGTGTGAGCAGGGTTTGTACTGTGACTTTCATGCTGTTTCCTTCTCAGTACAAAATGCAACCAACTCAGAGACTGTGCCTGTAAACACCACATCGGTGGTATCGCTCTGTGTCATGCCAAACATATTGCAACCCTT